TCCTTAAATTACGGAATAGTAACTACCGCTTTACAAAAAGGTAGACGTAACTACATCTCCATGATTACCAAAGGTTCCAAAAAGATACCTGTTCGACTCTGGGGAGGGCTACTAGCAGAAAACCTTTCTCAAGCATTAGCCCGTTGCATATTTGCTGACATGATTCTTCGGGTAGAAAAGCTGGGGCTGAAAATAATTTTCCACGTGCATGATGAACTTGTCATAGAGGCTGATAAAGCAGACGCGGAAGAGACACTTAAACTTGTAATTGAAAGCATGTCCACTCCTCCTGATTGGATACCAGATATCCCGCTAAATGCAGAGGGCAAAATACTAGAAAGATATGAAAAATGAAATATAGATATATTAAGAACCTTGCAGAAACAAAATTATCCAAGCTGGATGACATTTCAAAGCTCTCATTTCCTGAACCCATATGTGAATCCAAAGCCCATTTTAGGGATTGGTGTAAAAACAAGGAAACAGATTATGCTTTTTATACCATGTGTGAGGGGGATAATCCCAATGTTCGTATATCCAGTAAGAATAAAATAAACGCAGTCCATGGGTTTGCCGCTGATTTTGATGCCCCCTTGGATTGGGATTCCGTAGACAAATTAATAACTACTCAGTGTAAAGAGTTTATGCCGACCTGGAGGTCTAAGACATATTCCAACTATTTACGCCTTGTCTGGGAATTTGAAGGGCGATTATTAATTGACCCTGACATGTATGATTCCTTTATAAGGCACTTGTCTAACCTTCTAAAAGTAGAACGCTTGTTTGCTGGTTTCGATGATGCCTCCTATAGGGCCAGTCAAATATTTGCCTTGGGAAAAGATTGGGTAAAGATAGGAGAACCCCTCCCCAAAGAGGTTTATAGAACATCTCTTTTTAAGACAGCCAGTAAGAAGCCCCCACAAACATCAGGAACATCTATTCCAATAGACGTTGTCGAGGAAGAGGTTCAAGCAAGGTTCCCAAACCGGTGGGACGGAGAATTTGTAGTAGGAGCCCGTGGTTACCTTTTTTGGGTTGATCCCTTTGTAGAACGAGTAGGGTGCCAAGTATCGGACGGGGGGATGATTTGCTATAGTGATAGAGCGGGAAAAGGTTTTGTGCCGTGGACAGAGATATTTGAACCCGACTTTATTAAAAAATATGAAATCAAAAAAATGGGAAATCTGTTGGACCAATATTGGTTTAATGGGAAAGCACATTACAAGCTATTACATGGAGCAGCCCAACAGATACCCAAGGATCAATTAATACTTGAGTTAAGGCAAGCTGGGTTCTCCCCAAGTCCAAGGAAAGGAAAGGCGTTAAATGAATTAGAGGAAGCTATGCTTGCAATAGCAAATGAAAATAGAATTGACGAAATCGCCCCCGTTGTATTTAGCCCTGACAGGGTTGTTTCTTATAACAGTCATAGGATACTCAACACAGCCAATATAGAACCAGTCCAGCCGGCTGATGAAGGAGCTATAGGTAAGTGGCCATTTATACATCAATGGCTACACCAGTTGTTTGCGGATAATGAAAAAAAAGGCACCATCTTATATTTCTTTGCTTGGTTGAAAAGGTTCTATGCTTCTGTCTTGGAGCGTAAAAGCAAACAAGGACAAGCACTCCTTTTAGTAGGACCCACAAATGTGGGGAAGTCCTTGTTATCCAACAAGGTTATATCTGCCCTGGTTGGTGGCTTTGCAGACGCCTCCGACTACCTGTCTGGACACACGCACTTCAATAAGGATCTTGCACGTGTTGCTGCATGGGTGGTAGATGACACCACATCAGCCGCGTCTTTCCAGGAACAAAGAAGAGCAACGGAATTAATTAAACGCTCTGCGGCAAACCCAAGAATGGAATATCATGCCAAGTATGTAGACTCCATAAGTATTCCATGGGCTGGGCGTGTGATCATGTCCCTGAATATGGACCCCAATAGTCTTAGTGTGATACCAAGTCTTGACTCATCCAACAGGGACAAGTTAATAGCACTACGCATGAGTGAATCAGCAACTACAAAGTTCCCCCCTAATGACGAGCTTGAAAAAACAATAGAAGGAGAAATGCCATATTTCGCCCGCTGGTTGTTGGATTGGGAAGTTCCCAAAGAAATTAGAGGATCCTCCCGATTTGGTGTGGTTAGCTACATAGACAAGACAATAGCATCCGCAGCTTATGATAACTCCAGTCGGTCCACTGTGGCTGAGTTGGTCGAGTTCTTCGTTAAGAGGGCACGGGAATATTTTTCCAATCCCGTATGGCGCGGGACTCTAACTGAGTTTCAAGGAAGTATTCTTGAATTTAATGGGGGAAGAAATATTGGAGTATCCGGTAACATGGAATTTGTTAGGAGAGGATTCCTAACAATGGAGGAAACCTGTAATTCCAACAAGAAGGCGCGACCTATAAAATCTATAGGTTTTGGGGGAGGGAAAATTTGGGAAATTGACTTAAACAAGAAGTTTGATATAGATAAGGAACCAATGAAACAAGAACAGAACAAAGATAAATTAACCGTATGAGCAGAGAAGAAATAGAAGAGTTTATAGAAGGAACTGGCTCCCCCGTGTGGGAGCAAGAACAATTACTACCTGGTATTGATAATGGGTTTGTAGGTTGGGATGACTGGAATGACAGACCAATCTACGATTGGGATCTCTGCCACAGGGGTTTAATCAAAAAAGGGAGAACTAAAGAGGATGCAGAATCCCATCTTAACCAATTAAAGGAGCAAGGTGAAGACTTAGCACTAGCAGGGGAATATGAGCCCCCTCTATTTATAATGACCCCTTAACCTGCTTGAGTTGGGTAGGGGGTTTTAATTCACTAATTGTGATTTGATACCCATTGGCTCTAAACACAAACCCATCTTTATCCTTACTCCCTTTATCCCTAAAGGTAGCTTCATTAAGTAGGGTTTGAGCCGGTAGCCACCCAACTAAATAAACTTCCGCGAGGTCTCTCCTTACGCGGGTAAAGAAAAAGACATCATTTTCTGGAGTGATGTCTTTTTTGCAGTTCACAAAAGCGCTGTACTCCTGTTTAGGTCGGCCACTACAAACCTTGGATTTAACTTCCACCTTTTGTTTCTTGAAAAGAATATCATGTGTAAATACTTTATTCCCAACATACCGACTCCAAGGAAGATACGCATTGACGGCAACTTCCCCCAAACAGCCAACCAAGTTACCCATTCCCCGCGTATAGGATCCAGGTAGGATCCCCATTTCACATGCTCGCTTGTGTGCTGTTGTAATGTCCTCGCTGGATGGTGTGAAAATTACAAGCCTGTCCTCTTGTTTGAACCGCTTTTTATTTTTTTTAGAGCGGCTCATATTAATCTATTTTGATTTCAGTAAATCCTTGAACCGTTGTTCAACGGCTTCTGAAAAAGGAATCGCTTTTTTTAATACACGCTTATGTTTAGATTTAATCTCTTTTTGTCTCTTCCCCTCTTTCAAAAGAGCGTCATGCATAGCCCTCATTCTTGGGGCGATACCTGTTCCGGCGGCCACTGACTTTCTATATTCATCACTATCTAAAAATTCAGGAGCTGCATCCCCGAACTGATTTTTTTTCATTAACCGGATAGTGTTTCCAGACTGTGGCAAGCTCCCCCGCGCAACAGCCATCATTGTCTCTTGTTGCAGCGACGGGTTCCAGGAGTTGAAATTTCCTTTAAATGTTCTATCAACCCAACCTTTTTTCTCTTTTAGATCCTTTAAGGCTATATTTTCAGCTTCTGCCTCTGTTAGTTGCTTCCCCCAATAAGGAGACTTCTTAGCAGCCTCTAAAGATTTACCTAAAAGGTGCCCATATCCAATAGTATAATAACCCTTATGATCTTGGTAGGCCACATGGTGTGTCTTTGCTTTATTTAAACGGCTTCCTTCAACCTTTTTAAAACGGGGCAAAAAGGGTCGGACCTCTGAATAAGGCTCTTTTGGGTTTGTTTCTGTAGACATAATAAAAAGAGTTTATTTTTTACAGGTTAAACAATTAACTACCTTGCTCCAGGCGGGGAAAAATATTTCTTCCATACACCTTATGACAGCCTCTTGCTCATAGCACTCAGCCCACGCGAGTCCAGATAGATAAAGGCTGGCCTCCATCATTTCATGCCGGAGAGTAGTCAGCATAACATTGTCATTTAGACCTGTATTAATTTGGATTAATTTTTCATCATGGAAGTATTCCCCAAAGGTATCACTATCAGCACCTTTAAATGCCGCTATGACTAATTTGATTCGCCTTCCAGCAATGGAAACTGTTTTTGGAAATGTCATTAAATGCTACCATTTACTGGCCAATTCATTATAAAGAACTATACCACCTTTAATGGATGTAGCCAACCCCTCCTTATGTTCCGTGGCTAATTGCCAATCATCCTCAGAAGTTCCAAAAAAGGGCTCCGCAATACAGGCAGGGCAGTGAGTTAGACGCAGAAAGCTGGCTCCACGGGATCCTTTTTTCCGTTCTTTTATACCCCTGCTTCTGAACTGTGGAAAGGAATCCTCCATTGAGTCCCGAAGAGACCTAGCAAGTAAACGTCCTTTCTCACTGGTATGCCAGTAAAGCCATTCATGGCCGGTGGCAGATGGGGTCGCTGCATTAAAATGTAGTTCTATGGCAAATTTCGCACCATCATCTTTCAGCCTCTTTGCAAGCCAACGCATGGAACTGGTATAACCATTGCCTTCATACGTGTTATAAACACGAACATCTTGTTGAATTTTTTCAGAGATACGCTGTGCTAAATCACAGTTGTAATCCCACTCACTAACACCTGTAACAGATGAAGCTCCACTATCGCCCTGTCGGCTATGTCCTACGCAAAGTGCTATCATTTCTTTTTGTCTAGGATCACCCTCCAAGCTCACCCAATTTTTTCTTTTTCAACTCTAAAAGGGCGTCTGCACGGTCTCTTTTATCCCACCGTCTTTTAACATTCTCATCTTTTATACGCTTCCATACTGGTGCTTTTTGAGGGTAATAACTATGTGGATCATTTTCTTTCTTTTTGTGTGGCCAGTCGCCTTTATATCCAGTCATCGGCGCCTTACGGGGATACCACCCTCTCTGATGCTTCTCTCCTTGTTGAGGTAAAATTGCTGTTTCGTTATGCACGTCTCCTAATTCACCCTGTGCCACCCTGTAGGCAAACATTAACGCCTCAACAGGACTATAGTACTCCCCAATATCAGCATAGTCATCACTTCTGAGTATTTCATCTATCTTTTTTGATCTCTCTTCTTCCCATTTTTTCGCACGAAAGTGCTGTGCTCTCCACGCCAGTTCTTTTTCCCGCTTTTCTTTTTGTTTGGAAAGCCACGAGCGCTTCTCATCAAACTTCTTAAAAAGATAGGCGGCTTTACTGGCATTCAGCGCTTTCTCATCCTCTGTTAATTCAGGTTTTGCTGTAATTGATGCTCTCCCCTTGAGCAAAGACTCCTTCAAGGAGGAACCAGGCCCCAACTTCTTAGGTTTTTGGGAAAATGTATCTTCGTCTGCCACTATTTATTATTGTTACCAATAATTATAGCACGTCTGTAAGAATAATCACTATGGAACTTCTGCCCACGACCCATAAGATTGCCTTCTTTAAAGGGATAATCGTACCCTTTTATGAGGGTAATAGTGGGTGGATCATATATTGCGCTTTCGTTCAACGCTGAGTCTCCCGCTAAGTCTTTCAAGACGAAGCTTGGCAGCAGGAGTACCAACAGCAGCGAGCTTATCAATTTGATCTTCAAGGTCATATACGTATTTGCGTTGTTTAGACCTAGTGTAATTCACATAAGCCTCTAACGCTAATACTATAATGCGGAAGAAGTGCCTC